ATACAACAAGCAAGTAGCGTGATAACAAAAATTTTAAAAGAAGAAAAGAAACATGCTCAAGATATGAAAACTGATTATGAGGAAAAGATAAAAACTATACAGAAATTAATGAGTGAGCTTACAAAACCCGAGAAAAAGGATATTACACTTAATGTAGATAATTACAATCAAATAAAGACAGAACTAGATAAGCTAGCTATCCCTATTACAAAATACATTCATGTTAAGTATGTGCAAGAAGAGGTAGAAGCTGAAAAACATGCTTCAGGTGGTAAGATAGCAGGCTATGGTGGTGGGGATATTGTGCCTGCCTTACTTGAGCCGGGAGAGTTTGTAGTCAAGAAAGAGGCAACAAAAGAGTATTTATCTTTACTTTATGCGATCAATAATTTGCGTTTACCTAAAATAATTCAGCATTTTAGCGAAGGTGGTGTTGTTGTACCGTATACATTAGGTATGGGGTTTATGGGGCCGGGTGAAAAAGAAGCTAAATTTTCATGGCCTGTCAATTTACTTGGAGATAAGTTATCAGAAGCGAGAAAGGTATATAGTAAGCTTAAAACAGCTATGAATGCGGCCTGGCGGACTCTTGGCGGTTGGCATCAACCTTTTATGGGTATTGATGGTTTTTACAGGCAATTTGTTAAGTGGTGGGAAAAACAAAGAGAATTGCATAAAGATGAGATAGCAAGAGCACTCGAAGGTGTAGAAACAGAGAAAGTGCCTGGTCCATACACTTACGTAGCTCCCACAAAAGAAAAAACAGAAAGTGAAACCCAAGAGTCTATGGTGGATTTAAATATTTTGCTTGGGGATAGGACTTTTTCTGTTAAAGCAGAAAAAAGTGTTGTTGATAGATTACTTGCAGAAATAGAAAAATTAAAAGCATTGGGATATGCGTAAATGAAACTTGAAAATAGCACAGTAACAGTCAATTTGCCTGATGACTTAGAATGGATTGATAAATATGAATGGACACAAACAAAAGAAAATGTGCAAGTGACTCTGAATGGCAATCTTGTTATTCAAACAGCTACACAGACAAAAGGGAGACCGATAACACTAAAAGGGGGAGTTGATTATGCATGGGTTGATAAAAATATACTTGATAAACTGCAACAACTTGCGGATGCAGGAGAAAATATGACGTTAACTTTTGCAGATAATACAAGCTTCAATGTAAGATTTAGATACAAACATGGGCCCTTTAGTGCAAACCCTATTTCACCTAACCTGCAATATTTCAACAATGTGACAATTAGACTGATGGAGGTCTAAGATGGCCATAACCTACAACGATATAAAATTGATGAAATCACAGCGGCTTGATGACAGTGATGAGGGCGGCGGGAGGATGACAGGGAATGAGGTTGTAGATGGAGAGATAAATAATCTTTTTCCTGATATATCAAGACTTGACAGGACTTATGGCCGTGTGCAATTAAGAAAGGCCTTTCCCGCAGTGCTAACCAATACAACTAATCCTTTTTATGGTGGGCATGTGATTATCACCAAGTCCGCTGAGGACGAAAAAGTCAAGTGCTGTATGTGCACAACAAAAAGCTCTACTGATGTCAGAAAAGATGCAGTGGAGCGGATACAAGAGTATGTTGTGCAAGGATATAGATTGACTTCATACATACTGATGGGGAAGCATGTGCAAGGCTCTCAGGCATTACTTGTGCAGCAAGATATAGAAGATGAGATACCTTCTGTTAACTCTGTTTTGTATCTAGAAGAATCAGATGGCGAAGATGGCGAATTTATAAAGATAAAAAAGGTTGAGGTGCAGAAAGAAGACAGCAAAAAGAGAGAATTGTGTTTGACACTCTGGGCACAAACGCAATATGAACACGATGGGTTTCATTATAGTAATAGTGGGGGAACTGTTATAGATACATATTTCTATATGACAATCGTACAGGATGCAATGCACTATTATAGCATCAAAAAGCTTGTTACCCCTGCGACTAAGGGTGATGATAGTGTGAAAGTTGATGATATATTCCACAATCTTGTGCCATGCGCTCAAAGTAGTGATGCCCTTTCAAATAGAGATGCAACAGGCAGTTATGGCAGTTATCAAGCCACAAATGCAGACAATACAGAATACACGCTGGTTGATGATGATTTTGACAGTGTTGATGGGGTTATCACAGTTTATTGTGGAATAGGGTTGTTGCCTGGGAGTGTGAAAGTAAACGGTTATAATGATGATAGTGAAGGCAATATACCGGGCTATCATGATGGCACTGTTGACTATGAAACAGGGATAATAACCCTATCTTATGATGGTTCATTGCACGTTAAAGTAATTGCTATCCCTGCGGCACGGCCACGCATAAAGCGTTGCACAATGGCATATTCTATTACGGCCGAAACCAGGACAAGCGTTTTGGCAGTTACTCTTTTGCCGTATCCAGCGGCAGGAAGTGTAGTGATTAAATATAAAGCACAAGGTAATTGGTATGTGTTAACCGATCAAGGGGATGGCACAATAGCTGGTGCAGTGCCTGCTTATGGCAGCGGCACAATTGACTATTCAACAGGTAGTGTCACTGTTTCTTTAGGTGCTTTGCCTGACCTTGATAGCGCAGTTATATTTAGCTGGGGGACAAATGCTCATTTTTATACCAAATCAGCGTTTAACACGGATAAGTTTTATATAGACCTTGAAACAGAAAAACAGATTGCCCCTGGCACGTTGACTATAACCTATACGGCAGGGGGAGTAGATAAGACAGTAACAGATGATAATGGCAATTTGCAAGGAGATGGTACAGGTAGGGTTTATTATTCTGAAAAAAACATCAGGCTTGAGCCTGATGTTCTGCCTGATTTAGGAACTACTATTCAAATTAGTTATCATGAAACGACTGACGAAAAACAGCAAACTTTTGAGATGTCAGAGCTAACAGACAATGGCGACACTCTAACAGCAAATTTGGGAGAGAATATTGTTGCAGGGTCTCTGAATTTAGAATTTGAAGTGAAGCGTCCTGATAGCTCATATTCTGTTGAAAAAGTAACTATTACCTTGCGAGATGACGGCAATGGCAAATTTATAAATGATGCTAATAGCTCAATTGACTATACCACAGGCGAAGTTACCTTCACAAAATGCTGGCCAGTAACAACATATAAAACAACCTGCACATATATAGGTGGTGGTAATCCTGGTGGAGGCTGGGGTTACTACTATTGCAGTGTAGAAAAAGTTACCGTTGATTATTGTCCAGAAGGCCCTTTTACCTTTAAATACACAACTGGTACAACGACAACTCAGTATGATGAAAATGTAACAGGCTACACTTTAAAAACAATAATAAGTGAAGTAGCAAGTAATGTTATTATTCCGAGCAGCTTGTATTTATTCTTGGGCAGCCATGTTTTACTTGATAATGAAGGTAAAATATATGATGGCATGGAGCATACAACAGGGCAATGGGGCGCAGAAGTAGCCACAATTGATTATGAAAACGGCCTAATAGAGCTAAGTGATTGGAACTGGGCAAATGGAGCGAGCAATAATGGTATAAATGTCAAAGGTTTACTTTATACACCGCAAAAGATAACAACTACGCAGGCTTTTTTTGTAACTGGTGCTTGTCCTATTCAAGTTGGTAGTTTTCAAATAGTTTTTACAAGGGCAGATACAGGAGAACAAAAGGCCGTTTTTGCAGATAATTCAGGGCAAATAGATGCAGAGGGTGTTTATGGCAGTATAGATTATAATACGGGCATTGTAAAAGTGAAGTTTGGGGATTGGGTGGCAGATGATGAGAATGCACAAAGTCAGCCCTGGTATAGTGAAGATAATGTTGTAGGGGATCAGGTTTTAAAACCTGCCCCTGTCTATGCTGAAAGTGTAAAATACAATGCAGTAGCCATTGAGTTTATACCACTTGACCCTGAGATACTTGGCTTAAATCCTTTGAGGTTACCAACAGATGGGCGGGTGCCGGTTTTTAGAAAAGGTGATGTGGTAGTTATTCATAATATTCAGCAGTTCACAATGCCAGATAACCTCCAAGCCGGGCAACAAGTAAACTTGCCCAGAGGCGATTTAAGTTATGTCGATTTATTTGACCAAAATGGCGAATATGTGGATAAGCAGTGGTATAGCGTTGATTTAGAAAACGGCGTTATCACTATGTCTGACCCGCTTGATTTATCGGCATATACACAACCTCTAGTTGCCTATCACAGACGAGAAGATATGAGGCTTTTAACTGATGTGCAAATAGACGGCACATTAAGCCTAATACAGCCAATAGAACATGATTATGATACAGATTATACTTATGTATCTTCTGCTTTACTGATGGGTGACCTTTATGCGAGTGTTTTTAATGTATTTGATCAAAAGAACTGGACTGGTGAGTGGAGCGATGATTTAATAGGTGACCCGTGCACGGCAAACTATAATTTGATTGATTATCCGATTGAAGTTACAAACAAAGGTGCAATACAAGAACGCTGGGCAATAATCTTTACAAACAGCACAGAATTTAAGGTTGTGGGCGAGACAGTTGGTGAAATAGCCTATGGAGATACGAGCACCGATTGTGCGCCAAACAATCCTCAAACAGGCGTGCCTTATTTTACGATAAGAGCTGATGGCTGGGGTGGTGGATGGGCAACAAATAACGTTTTAAGGTTCAACACAACGGCAGCGCACTATCCTGTTTGGTTTGTCAGAACTGTGCTTATCGGTGATGCAACAGCAGAGGATGATAACTTTAGGATTCAAATCAGGGGTGATACTGACTAATGCCTGAAGTCTATACAAGCAGAGATGCAAATGCACCTGTTTTAACAAACGAAAAGGGTTCTTTTAATAACTTGTTAAAGATAGTTTTGACACATGGATACGGCGATAAACCTGCCGCTGCCTGGATACTTGAGTTTGAGGATGCCGACAATGATATTATTGTATTCAGAAATGCAGGGACAGGTTATTTTTTGCGGTTTGCTTACAATTCACAGGGTAGGATGGATGTAAATAGTTATGAGTCCATGACTGATGTAAATAATGGCACAAATGGTTCTAGCACATATCAAATAGACTATTATGCAGATAAAACACAGCTAGATTGGGTAGTTGTAGCAGATAACAAGAGCTTTTACTTCTATACCAAAGATACAAAAAGAATATGGTTTTTTGGTGATTTTCCTTCCTTTATTCCAGGGGAATTATGGAATTTTGGCATAAGTATGGGATGTCTACAAAATTATAATTCACTAATTGATGCAATGAGAAAAATGAGCGGTGAACAAGAACATATATCTTTACAATTGTCAGGCAATCCTTTTGGCAGTAGTTACTTTGGCGGTATAAATAATACGATTGGTTATCCTTATTATGGTAATGTTTTTATTTCTAAGCCTGTTTTGTTAGAGGGTAATAATCCTAGAGGTGTTTTATGCGGATTGACGGATTTTAAACATGAAAAAGAGTATTTGGTAACAAGTATAGGGATAAACGGCTGGGCAATAAAAGAAATAGAAGGCGTGGATTATATCTTTTTTGAAACTTATTATGGTGTTGTGGCAATAGATTTGGATAACTGGTGGAGTATAAAATGAGATGTGGGTTAAGGCAAATAAGCTCTCAAATTTATAAACAATGGTTTGAAATAAGTGGCATAGTGAAGGTTGATGGCAAGCCAAAAAGAAAACGCATATTGGTTGTTGATAGACTGACTGGAGAAGTGGATGTTATTTATTCTGATGCAGAAGGCAAATTTATCTGGAGAGCAGATGAAAGTGTTTATGAACAGAATGAGGCACGATTTTTAGTGCTAACATTGGATGATAATAAAATATTCAATGCAGAGGTGGCAGATTTTATCACCCCTGCAATAGTAAATGTTAATGTTAGGGAGATATTATGAGTGATATTTGGCAGGCAAATACAGCATATAATAAAGGAGATATAGTCAGGCCAACAACAGCTAATGATTGCATTTATAAATGCATTGTAGCTGGCACAAGTGGAAGTAGTGAGCCTTCTTGGCCTACAACACCTTTAGAGCAGGTAGCGGATAATGCAGTTACCTGGCTATGCCTTAAAAAGCATACTGAGGACGATGTATTACTTGCAGCTATGAACCACATAAAAAACAATGCAACGGCTATGAGTGTATGCGAGGACAATCCAGGTAATTATTATCAGGCTTGCAATCCTTCTGAATGGCAGGCAAATACAGCATATAATGAAGGGGATGTTGTGAGGCCAGTTGGGACAAGAAATGGCTTTGTATATAAGTGCACAACACCAGGGACAAGTGGGGCTAATGAGCCAACATGGCCCACAACAGAGGACGAAACAGTAGAAGACGGCAGTGTTGTCTGGACAGCAGTTAAAAGTTTTGCTTTGTGCACCACGGATGTTAACCCTGCTGATTTTACAATAGATGTTGGTGAATATGGCGGCAAAAAGATAGTAGTGGCAGAAAAAGACAACATCTTGATTTACAAAACTGGCGTGGGTAAGGCAGTCGCTATATTGGACGATAACAACAAACAACTTCTGCTTGTAACTATTCCTTCCACACAACAAAACTTCCAGGAAGGTGCACAGGCAAAAATCACAAGCTTTGAATATGAAATAGAGCAGCCAGGAGAATAATATGTGGTTTCCAGGCTGGAAATGTAGAAAGAAAATAACAATAAACGGCTCAAGCGGTGCTGGAACAGGGTATCAGGTATTGCTGAAAGTAGGAGAGAGTGCAGGGGCATCTGGTTGCGATTTTCATGTAGAAGGACATTCTGAAAAATTTCCTACAGACAAAAATGATAGCGGAGATTTAAGATTTACAAGTAGCAATGGGTCAACACTGTTAGACTTGTGGGTAGAAAAAGTAGAAGGAACAAGCCCTAATAGGACAGCTTATGTGTGGGTGAAGGTTGCGGATAGTTTAGATAGTGATGTGGATATTTATTGTTATTACAGAAATGTTAATGCAACGAATGCAAGCAATGGAGA